GCTGAAGACTGACACCGCCGATCCGGAGCCATCTTCTCGCCCCGTAGGCTTCATAACCAAGCGGCGTAAACCTTACCGCCGCCATCAGAAGGAGACTTCCCCAGTATACCAGTGCTGCAATCCGCTGGAACCATACACTATGATAATCTACAAACTTCGACAATATCACAATCCCCACCAGAACAATAGCAGAAAGCCCCGCCTGATGCGTGAAATAATACATATCATTTCCTTTGAATGTACTGGCCGCCTCGTAGGCGCTCGCGCTGTACAGCATAATCAGTCCGAAGCTGACCAGCAGAATGGTGCAGGCCAGCAGGTTATAATCATAAAAATCCGAAGGAAGTTTTTTCTTCCTCTTTTTCTTCTTTTCTTTCTTCTGGGATGGCATGTTTACTTTCTCTGCCATGAAGTTTCCACCTCCATTGTTTTACTCCATTTATTTCAGTGCATAGCCAAGCAGGCTGACAAAGCCCGGATTTCGGTCGGTCGTTCCGAGGATAACCTTACGCACCAGCTCCGGATCGTCCGTGATAATGTTGTCCACGCCGCAGTTGACCATCCGCTGCATATCTCCCTGATAATTCAGCGTCCAGGCACAGACTTCTTTACCAAGACTGTGCGCATGCTCTACAAAGCTTTCTGTGATGTACGTATATTTTACAGAAAAGAAGTCCGCCGCGTCCATATCCTCCAGGCCTCCGTACGACATTTTCATCGTATACCCGGTCTTGATATCCGGATTGATTTTCTTTGCCTGCCTGAGGAAATTGTAGTTCATGGAAGTCAGCACACACTGATCCACAAAGTCATTGTCCTCGATGATTTTCACCACTTTTTTGACAATATTCTGGTTGTGGCCGTTGTATTTTACTTCGATATTCAGGTTGATTTTTCCTTTCGCGTACGCGATGACTTCTTCCAGCTTCGGAATCTGCTCGCCGCGGAATTTTTTGTTGAATCGTACACCGGCATCGAGCTGGCTGATTTCATCGTAGGTCAGGGTCCAGATGCTGGCATTCAGACCGGTTGTCCGCTTCAGATTTGTGTCGTGCATAAGGACAATCTCACCATCACTCGTCTCCTGTACATCGATCTCCGCGTAATCCGACATGCTGTCCACTGCATATTTGATCGCGCTCATCGTATTTTCCGGTGCTTTTCTGGCTCCGCCCCGGTGCGCTGACACCGAAATATACTGGGAGGAAGCCGTTGCCTCTGCACGTGTTGCGCGCATGGCATATACAAGATAAACCGTTTCTCCCGCCAGCATGGCGATCGTGAGAACCACCGCCGTTACCGGACCGCAGAAGGTGCGTACCAGCTTCGAGCTCGGCTTTTTCGTTGTCCGGCTCTTCTGGTAGCCCTTTCG